TTTTCGTTCTGTATTTCGTGTGGATGCTCCCGGCGGGGTACCGGATGGGCTGTTACCCATGAGCGCCCGCCCCGGTCTGGGGCGGCTGGGCTTGCACCAGCGGCAGCGGGAACGCTGTCGGCCTTGCGGGTTTCGTGTCAGGAGTTCAGCTGTAAAAACGTGCTTTGCGTGGGGATCAGGTGCCGGGTGAGGGTGTCGGTGTAGCTGGCCTCTCCCTCGTAGCTGTCAACCACCCGGCGGTCTGCGGCGGCCATATCGTGATAGCTCTTTTTGCCGTAGGTGGGAGGCAGCCAGCCTTTACGCTGTCCGGCGTAGAGGTTGAAGGACTTCAAAACGTCCGTGTTCGTAAACTCGATGTGGCAGGTGCCTTTCTTGTAAAACGTGGCGGTGAAATAGTGCAGCTGGATCTTCTGGGTCTGGCCGCTCTTTTCGGCGGCATCCAGCACGGCGCGGAGTTCGTCCCCATTGTAGGGCTTGCCGTTCGTGTCCAGGAAGTGCAGCACCCGCTCGATCTGGGCAACATGGCCTGTTGCGTTGTACCGGGGGCAGAAACGCCCATCGTATGTATCAAAGGCGTTGCAGCGGAAAATGACCTTGCGGTTGATCTTGTACGCGGAGTTCGTGCACCAGCCGTTGTAATAATGCACGTTCTTGCTGTACTCGTCGTTATAATGCAGGTTCGTCCAGTCGTCGAACAGCTTTATAATTTCGTGGTCGATGCTGGAAAGAAGATTTCGTGAAATTTCTTCCCGGACGGTCAGAATGTTGTACGCGCTGAAGTCGTAGCCTTCAAGCTCTTTGATTCGCTTCTGGTAATCCTGCTGCATTTCGTAGGTCATCGCATCGAACAGCTGCGGCATTTCAAACAGCTGTTTCCAGTACATCCCGCGCAGTTCTCGGATAGCGTCGTTATAAGATTTCGTGAAAGACATCACGGGGTTTTCTTTCTTACCAGCGCCGGCGGAGGAAAACAACGACTTGATTCCGTTGTACTCTTCATAGATCCGGCGCACGCCCTCTGCGGCGGCGTTGTACCGCTCAATGGCTGCCGTGATGGGGTCGGAAGATACCAGGGCGGCAAACTCCGGGTTTTCTTTCAAGCGCTCTGCGGTTTCGTTTTTCAGATCCAGGCGGATCCGGCTCACCGGCTCCCGGTCGGGAATATCCACCGACACAAGCGCCACCTCCACGCGGGCGGCGCGGCGGGCGTTCTTGAAAGCGTCCGGGTAATACTTCACTGTTGCGTGCAGCGCTTCCAGCCGTGCGGCCAGCTCTTTCCGTTCGTTGGTGCAGGGGTTGCGCAGGGTTTCGGCGTTGAGCAGACAGCGCACCTTGCCGCCGTCCTGCATGATGTCCAGCGCTTTGAGCAGGTGCCGCGCACCCTCTGAAAAAGGCGGGTTCATGACGATTGCGGCGTATTTCGTGGTGGGGCGGAAGGTCAGAAAGTTATCATGCACCACCCGAAAACCGTCTTTCTTCAGCACGGCGCGGAAGTCGCTGGAAAGCTCGATGCAGTCAAGCTCTGCGCTTCGTGCCTTTCCCTTGTCGTAGCGGTCAACCTCGCCGGTCTTATAGTCGTGGTGGACGTTGAACGCCAGAGCGTGGACCTGACGGGCAAGTGCTCCATCACCGGCGGACGGCTCAAGGATGGGTTTCGGGTAGGTGGTGAACCCGGATTTTACTTCCCGCAGGGAGAAAACCATATCAAAGGCCAGGCTGTCCGGCGTGGGGTAGAAGTCCAGGGAATCGTTTGGGGTGGTCATCGTGTAAACCTCTTTTCGTGTTTCGTGATATGCCCGGCGGAATGCTGGGCGGTGGGGCGGGGCCGCTTTATCCGGTGCGGACCCTGCCAGGGCATCCGGTGCAGGTCATGCAAACAGGCGGTTGCATACCTGCTGTATTTCGTCGTTCGCCTTCATCGGGGCAATGAGCACGGCCACAGCGGCGCGTTTCGGGTCTACGGTGTCAGTTGCCAGGATGGGCGAAAGCGGGTTGTTGCTGCCGTGGTAAACAAATTCGTGATGATCCACAAAAGCGTCATACTCCGAATTTATCATGATGGGCCGGGATCCATCGCGGAACATTCGGAACGTGCCCCAGATCTTGCCCTTCATCTCGACTTCCTGCAAAAGAGAAGTGCGCTTGACCTCTTCTTTGCAGTTGCTGAGCTTCTGGAACATCTGCGCGGCGGTCAGCTGGTGCGGATCGTTGACCAAAAACCCGTCATCACTGGAAACGATGGTCACGCCGTCGGCGGGTGCGTCCTGCATGGTCACGGGCTGGATAACATCCCGGTAAAGGATGGCGGGCAGCTTGAACGCTGCATAGCCGGTGATGATGTACACGCTGCCGCTCTGGCAGGTGATCCGCACGGCGTTGCGGTTCTTGGCCTGGCCTTTCAGATAGGCGGTGATCTTCTTCACGTTCAGGCCGGCGGGGGTGCTGCTGGATGCTCTTTTCATATTGCAAAAACTCCTTTTCATGTTTCGTTTTGTGGTGATCCTCCCGGCGGGGTGCCGGTGGGAAGTGGGGCGGGGTTGCTTTGCCCGGTGCAGCCCTGCTAAAGTTTCCGGTTTCGTGGTGGTGGATCATGCCAGCAGACCGGCGGCGATGCTCTCAAAGTCCAGCTGTTTCACCGGCGCTTCATCCAGCACGGCCACGGCGGCGGGGGCGTTCTGGGCGTCCTCTACGGCTTTCCGGGTCTTGCGCCAGGCATCCAGCGCGGCGGCCTGCCCTTTGCGGTCGGTTTCGGGCACGGACAGGAACGCGGCGCAGGCTTTGCGCTCTGCCTTGTGGAGTGCATCCGGGGCGGGCTGTGCTGCCTTCTGCGGGGCGCTGGGCTGTGCGGCGGGTTTCGTTGCGGCGGGCTTGCTGGCCTTCTTTGCGGGTTTCGTGGCGGGCTTTGCGGGGGTCTCTGCCTTTGCGGGGATCTCTGCCGGGGCGCTGGCGGCCTGTTCTGCGGCGGCCTTGGCGGCTTTGCGCTGGTCGGCCAACATCCGGTTGTATGCCTTGATCTCGTCCAGGCTCTTAAAGCGTCCAGCGGGGGCGGGGCGGCTTGCTTCCACCTGCCCGATATGGAACAGGTGCGCAGGGGCTTTGTAATAGTTCCCGTCGGGGCGCTGGTCATTGGCGGCGGCGGTCAGTGCGTCCGGCTCCATGCTGGCGCTGGTCTTGCGGGGGCGGTCGTCAAACTTCCACAACTTCGTGCAGATCGTGGCCTTCTCGCCGGTCTTGACGCTCTTCCCGTCCTTCTTCCACTCCTGGAACGTGTGGAACAGGCCGGCAAGCAGCAGCTTTTCCAGCTCTTCGCCCTGCCGCTCTTCGGGCACGTCCTTGAAGTGAATCTCTTTGCCCTTGGCGGCGATCTGCTCCGGGGTGTAGGCCAGCGCCAGGATGGCGCGGCGCTGTTCGGGGGTGTGATACTTCGCGTTGACTTCGTTGTAAATGATCTCGTCGTTGGTCATGTGAAACGCTCCTTTGCTTGTTGTGTTGGTGTTCGGGATGATCTCCCGGCGGCCGCCGGGGTAGTGGGGCGGGGCCGCTTTGTCCGGTGCGGCCCTGCCAGGGCATCCGGTGGGCATTCAGCCCAGAAGCGCGGCCGCGGCATCCTGCCAGGTGGGAAAGCTGTAGAACGTGCGGCGCTCTGCGTTGGTGTTCTCGCCGGTGATTCGTGCGGCGATCCGCTGCCCGGTGCGGGGGTCCCACCCTTCCAGCCGATACCCGGCGGCCTGAAGGCGGCGGGCTGCGGCGTTCTCCTTGCGGTTCCGTTCGCGGATCTGTTCAAGTGTCATCATGGTGCAGGCTCCTTTCAATCTTCGGTGCAGCCGTGGCAGTAAAGCGCGTCAATCACTTTGTCATCGCTGAAATCTTCCGGGGTGCCGTTCGCGTCAACCACCAGGTCAACGCGGTCATAAATCCGCAGATCGGTTTCAGCGTCCACCACAAAATACCAGTCGTCACCGTCCAGCGCGTCGGTGCACCAGACTTCAACCGCGCCGTCATCGGTGGCGGTCATGCCCTGCACAATGGCCGGGGCGATGTAGCGGCCCAGGGGGCCGACGGTGTAGGGGCATTGTGCCGCGGCCTTCGGTGCGGTGCCTGCCAGCAGTGCGGCCGCCAGTGCGGCGGCGGTGGTGATCTTCTTTGCAGTGTTCAAAAGTTTCATGTTCTTTGCTCCTTTGCTTTTCAGGTTTGCCCCGGCGGGCTGCCGGGGTTATGGGGCGGGGCCGCTTTGTTTGAGCGGTGCGACCCTGCCAGGGCATCCGCTTGACTTTACCGCCTTTCGGTGGTAAACTGGCTTACAAGATGCGTTGTGGAAAATTCATCTTGCAAGCCTGTCACCTGCGGGCTTTTTTGCTGCCTGCTTCTTTTTCCACTCTGCCAGGTAGGCGGCCCAGATCGCTTTTTTCAAAGCGGCGGGGAGCTTGAAAAATTCAATGCTCATGGGTGCTTTTCTCCTTTCGGCTTACTCGCAACCGTCCGGCTGTTGTCCGGCTCGCTTGCTGTGGCTGCATTCTAGCATGACGGAATGCCACTTGTCAAGCATGACGGAATGCTTTCTACGTTTTGCACAAAAGAATGACGGAATGCTTGTTGATTTTTGCATGGCGGAATGCCGCTTTTTTTGCTATAATAAACGCAGGCGCGAAAGAGGTGATATAATGCCTATCTCGGACAAAAAGAAAATTTCAAACAGCCGGTATATTGCAAAATGCGATTCAATCCAGATTCGCCCACCAAAAGAACGCGGCGACGAAATCAGAGCGGCCGCAGCCGCAGCGGGTCAAAGTATGCAAAGCTATATTTTACAGGCTTGTGCCGAAAGAATGACCCGTGATGGATTCACCCCGGCGGAATCCGGGGAAGAAGGGGGACTATAGGGGGTTACTGGGGGAAAGTTCTAGCCTGCTAGGTTAAAGCCCTACACCTGCCTCTCAATCCCGTTAGGTGGAGAATCTGACCCCTCCGGCAAACGGCAAAATTGACCCGGATGGAGCACCGCCAGCGCCAGCCGTGACGCTGGAACGCCGCCAGCGGGAACGGTGCCAGCGCTGACCATGCCCACCGGCACCGCCAGCAGATCAGCCCCACCACCGGCACCGGGACGCACCCCGCCGGAACCATTGCCGCCAGTGCAGACCAAAGGCCAGAGCAGCAGCGCACGCCGCGCCGTCTGCCCTGGCCTTTTTCTTTTGCGCCGCCTTCCCGCCTGCCCGGCCTGCCGGATCAGCAGCCCGGCACGCGCTGGGTGTTGTCGGCGGCCGCCCCGGGGAAAAGCTGGAAAGTACCCGGGGAGCGCTGGACGCGGTACCCGGATATTGCGCCAACCACCTGCACCGGGAAGGACCGGCACCGCCAGCGCCGCGCCGATGACCCCGCAGCCCACAAGCTGCACAGCCTGCACACCCTGCCAGACCTCACAGCAGCCAGCAGCCCACCGCCAGCACCTACCGACACCGCACCCCGCCAGCCCTGCCGCCCAC